CTTCCTCTCCATTCCTAAAATCCTCTCTTCCTAAAATCCTCTCTTCCTCTCTTTCCTCTCTTCCTCTCTTCCTCTCTTCCTCTTTCCTCTCTTCCTATTTCCTCTCTTCCTCTCCATTCCTAAAATCCTCTCTTCCTAAAATCCTCTCTCTTCCTCTCCATTCCTAAAATCCTATCCTATATTCCTATTTCCTCATCTATAATTTTTATTCTGTTTCATAATCTGTTTCATCATTTTCTTCTTCTTCTTCTTCTTCTTCTTCTGCTTCTTCTTCTGGTACAACCTCCTCTTCTTCTTCTGCTGCTGCTGCTGCTTCCGCTTCTGGTACAACCTGTTGACGAATTGCAAGGAGTGTTTCGATGAGAGTATTCTTTTTTATTTTGTAGTAATATTTGATATGAAGATTTTTTGCTATTCTTTGTAGATCATATAATTTTAAATTTTCAACGTTGCTCAGATCTTGTTGTGGTAAAACAACAGGTGAATTATTCAGCTGATTCAGTACATCTATCAATTCTTGTTTTTTCATTCTATAGCAATATTTAATGTGCTGTGCTTTTGCTAAATTAAGAAGTTCGGATCTTTTCATCTGTTCCATGATCAGGGTTTAAAAAAGCTTGTTCGAGTTTTCAATATGTTGATATTTTGTTTGTTGTTTATTATATGTGTTGTCATTATTTCACGGGTTCTTTTATTTTTTATTTTTATGCAGTCTGGTATTTTTTTTAGTTTTGGGTGCGGTTTTTGATTCAGGTTCTGAATCTGAAAAAGCTGAGAACTCATCGTCATCTACGATGGCGGCTGACGCCTTTTTAGTTTGGGATTTTTTGAGTGCTGGTTTTGATTTTTTAGATGCTACTGCTTTTGATTTTTTAGGTGCGGGTTTGGATTCAGGTTCAGAATCTGAAAAATCGATGTCCAAGTGTGGCAATGTTGCTTGACGAGCAGCAGCCATGGATTTACGATTTCCAACAATTTCGTCTTCTGAATCGGATTCTACTGATATTTGTTTTCTGCTTTTACGAATGATTTTGGTGGGTTTAGCTTCTGCTTTTTTAGCATTGGTCTGTAGAAAACTGTTGACAGTTTGTGCAGAAACATTTGCCATTTCCACTGTTTCGTTATCGGTATCGCTGTCTTTCTTTTCTTCGTCGTTTGGAATCGGTGGTCTTAAAAAAAGAGGAGCCACCGAAAAATTCTGCTGAATCACGAGAGTGTTCTCATTGGCTGGAGGAATAGCACCGATTAGGCGTTTCTGTTCGATGAAATTACTGAATTCGTGTGGATACAAAGTCTGTAATTCTCTGTAAAAATAACGTTCTTTCCATGTCAATGTAAAATCTTCGTAGGGTGGAGGATTCAACCCAAGCGCTACAAATTTTGCGTGTGTCGTGATGTGAATGTTCGTTGATAAAGTGGACACTCGGTTGTCTTCGATCTCTGCTTCGAGATCGCATTCATCCAAGACACGTTTTGGCATGTTGGGTATGACTTCTTTAATAAAAAAAGCTTCATCGACTTTGTCAAACACTCGTCTCTTAAAAGTATGAGCGATGCGTCTATTTGAGTAATCGAACGGTACTTCTTTTGCTTCTTCTTCCTGTGCCACCACGTTCTCTTCTTCCTGTGTTGCTTCCTGTGCCACCGCGATCACTTCTTCCTGTGGTGCTTCTTCTTCCTGCACCACAACCACTTCTTCTTCCCGTGCCACCGCGATCACTTCTTCCTGTGGTGCTTCTTCTTCCTGCACCACAACCACTTCTTCTTCCCGTGCCACCGCGATCACTTCTTCCTGCACCACCACCACTTCTTCTTCCTGCACCACCACATGTTCGGACTGTGTGCGCAAGGCGATGAGCGTATCCAGAAGCACGCTCTTCTTCAATTTATAGTAATATTTGACATGAAGTGCTTTCCCAATGTTTTTCAATTCATGGAATTTCATGTTCTCGATATTACTTAGATCATTGTGTGGTAAAACCACAGGTGGTGCGTTGTCCATTTGACTCATCGCATCGATCAGTTCCTGTTTTTTCATCTTATAACAGTACTTGATATGTCGTGCTTTTGCCATAGCAACAAGTTCGTGACGTTTCATGTTTTCCATGATGTTCTCTTTTCAACAAGTTCAATGTATCGGATAAATATGCTTTTTACAATTTTTTCACGGGTTCTGAAAATTTTGTCAAAAGTCACGCGATTGTATGAATGTGTTTTTTGTATTTTTTTCTCGGGTTTTATAATTTTACATATCACAACATTTTTGTTATTTATTTCATATTGTCAATGAAATGTGAGAGACCATGTGTTTTTTTATTCGCATATAATTTAAAATGGAGACTAAATTATGTTGGACGTAATCGATTCGAATACGATGTCGATGGATGCTTTCACGAAACCCACCAAAACTTTTACGCGGATTTTTTACATACATCGTATTGATTTCGTTGTACTGTGTTCGTAATTGAAAAGAAAGCGAACGTTGAATACTCATGAACACGCTTTTCAACAATCGAATCGATTTTGGATCGAAATCGTGGATCAGGCAAAAACCTGCAATCATACCTTCTGCACGTGTAGCCGCAGGTGTAGATCTTGGATCATCCTCGTCATAAAAACTTCCGTCATGATCCTCGTGATCGTCTTTCATGGTTTGAGCACGCGAAATCACACGAAGTAACCGACGCACGTGACCCAAATACGTGACATGAGGTGCATATCGATGCAATTCGTTCAATCCGTACAACATCCAATGATCGTGTGGTAGTTTTTCATCGGGTTCAAATTGATCGCGCACTTCGATAATGTAACGTGCGATACTGACACAGACATTTAACCACGACACCTGTTTAAATAACTTGTAAGCTTCCATAACACCGTAAATAATTTCACCTGGAAAATATTCAGATTTGAACGCTTTATACCGTCCTGTTTCATAATACTGCACGTAACCGTAAAAATCACCACTGTCATCGATTTGTGTCGGTACCCAATCCGCTAATTTCTTAATAATATCGTCGTACGTGTTTGTTTGATACACGGTGCTGTATTCACATAGAGCGAGCAATGTCAACCCAACACCCCCTAATTTAACTTCGTTGTTTTCATCGACGATGCATAATGTTTGTGGATCTTCTAACCCGGGTCGAAGTAAAGACACCAGATATTGTACGGCTTTATACAGAACATCGGACGTATGTTCGGGATAATACCGTGAATATTTTGCCATAGCGAAAACGGTACCAGCGTGACGTAAGACGTTGTACTGCGTTCCACTTTCATCGCTGTCCACTTTATACATGTAATCAAAACGACCCGTCGATAAAACGGCATTATTTAAATACTGAGATGCACGATGTGCTGCTGATTCCACATCGTTCGGTCTTAATGTTTTAAATAATTTTTGACCACGATACAATATTTCGATGTTATTTTCAGCATACACATAACTTCGTGTTTTAAATAAATAAATCTTTGATACGTTTATTTTATTTAAATTTAAAAAAACAAATATTTCATCCAATGTGTTTAAAGAATGAGATACGATTTGATCAGGTAATAACAATAAAGACGCATTTAAAGCAATTCCTTCATTATCCATATTTAATTGAGGTTTATCACGAATATGTAAACTTCTGTACGATACCACGATATCAAATTTAAGTATCGTTCGTTGTTGTATGTTGGAAACCATACGCGAATACAAACGACGTAACGTCTTCATAAATCCAACATTGCTTTCGTATACGATTACGGTATCAAGATCATTGTTCACGGTCATGATGATAATGTAAGACGCATCGTCATCATCGAACCGTTCCAATGGATTTTTTAGAAAACGTTTAAGTCTCGATTGATACGAAATTGTATTCGATTGTATTCGATGTTGAGTTAAATTCTGAAACCAAACCATCTTGTTATTCTTTAATAACCAAAACATACATTTTTATTCATTTTTTCGTGATAAAACGATACATTTTGACTATTTCATGTGTTAATGTTATTTTATTTGCGTTTTAATTGGTATATTTTAACTATTTTTTTTCTTCGTTTATGATTAATATATAATTATTCTGTACCTATATATACTAAAAAATGGGAGGTGGATTAATGCAAATTGTAGCTTACGGATCACAAGATGTTTATCTTACAGGTGACCCCCAAGTCACTTTTTTTAAGACGGTTTACAAGAGGTACACCAATTTTGCTTTGGAAGCCATTGAACAAACATTCAACGGATCCGCTGATTTTGGTAAACGAGTGTCATGCACCATCGCACGTAACGGTGATTTGATTAACTCGACATACCTTCAGATTCAATTGCCCATTCTTTCCGTGAGTTATCTGTCCGTTGGTAGTGGACCAACACCCGCATACTTGTGCTGGTGTAATGCCGTGGGTCATGCCATCATTCGTTACGTTGAAATTGAAATCGGTGGTCAACGTATCGATCGTCATTATGGTTTGTGGTTGGATATTTGGGACGAACTTACCCAGACCGCAGAAAAGAAAGTCGGATATTCACAGATGGTTGGAAAGTACCAGAGTGAATTGGGTTTGATCGGTAATTCGAATTATGAACGCATTTATTATATTCCACTTCAATTTTGGTTCTGTAAATCACCCGGTATGAGTCTACCACTCATCGCACTTCAATACCACGAAGTGAAAATTAACATTGAATTCAGAACTTTGAGTGATTTGGTAGTGGCTTTGAATGCTAACGGAAGTCGTGTGACCGAAACTAATTACACTACTTTTTCAACCACACCCAGCATTACCAACGCACAACTGTACGTTGATTACGTGTATTTGGATACCGATGAACGTGCTAAGTTCGCACAAAACGATCACGAATATTTGATCGAACAACTGCAATTCACAGGTTCTGAATCATTGAACTTTTCACAACAGAGTCAGAAATTGAAATTGAATTTCAATCATCCATGCAAGGAATTGATCTGGGTTATTCAAAGAGACGAAAATGCCACTGGTAACGGTACTGCATACAACGACTGGTTTAATTACAGTGCCGCAGCACCTGGTACACCTATTCCATCACAAGCAGTCGATCTGATGGCAGATGCAAAGATTCTGCTCAACGGTTACGAACGATTTACAGTAAGACCCCAGACTTACTTCCGACTCGTACAACCCTATCAACACCACACACGTATTCCAGAAAAACACATTTATTTATATTCTTTCTCATTGAAGCCCGAAGAACAACAACCCAGTGGTACATGCAACATGTCACGTATCGATACCGTTTACATGAACTACGATCTAACACCCATTTCAATGCTCCAGACATTGACTGCATCGAGTCCACCCGTCTTTCAGATGGGAAGTTCATCCACCGGTCAGATCAGTGTATTTGCAATTAATTACAATGTTCTGCGTGTTAGGTCTGGTATGGCGGGTTTAGCCTATGCGAACTAGCACTTTGAACTCGCCATCCTTTTTTTCTAAAATTATAATACGTTTTTTTATTTATATGAACGGAACGAACCCATGGAAAATATCGTAGTTATTAGAGTATATACAACTAAAACATTAAAAAACCATGCCTAAAACGTGTAAAGTGGTATCGTGTAAACGTTTAGCAAAATGGATTTCATCAACAAATAATAAATTATATATTTGTGATTTGTTGGATGAAGAACATATTTCTTTTAAATCTGATGAGACATTCATTAAACTTGTTAACTCGCCATGTACTGTATGTAAAGTAAAAGAAGCAACTTTTGGACCTGTGATTAATGGAAAAGTGAAACGCATGTATTGTAAAGAACACAGCATGCAAAAATCTGACACAGTAATACAACATAAAAAAGATGTTAAACGTAAATGTGAAGTAGAAGGTTGTATTGTAGAACCGTCATATTGCAATCCTGGTGAAACAAGACGAAGGTGGTGTAATAAACATAAACCTGTTGAATACACAAGAAATGATATATGTCAGCATGTTTTTGATGACCAATCGACATGTAAAATACAAGCGTGTTATAATTTTCCGACATTGTCAACAGCATTATATTGTAATAATCATAAACTTGATCACATGATTAATATTCACGACAAAAACAGAGGGTGTAATATTCCAGAATGCGTTGTTACACGTGCTACTTTTGGATTTCGAGGTGATGAAAAGCCCACACGTTGTGCGAATCATAAAAATGAGGGTATGGAAGATATCATCAATAAAAAATGTACATCATGTGGTTTATTTATTGCTATTAAGGCAAACGATTTCACGTGTTCTTACTGTTCTCCGACACATCCAAGACAACGTCGTACAAAAGAACAAACATTAAAAACATTTTTAGAAACTCATTTTTCATCTTATAATTTTACATACAATCAGTCTTTTAAAGCAGATTCGTTGTGTATGTTAGCACGTTATCGACCTGATTTTTCACTTGATTTATCATCACATTTTATTATTATTGAATGTGATGAAGATTGTCATCGTCAATATGATATCATTTGTGAACGTAAACGAATGTATGAGATAAGCGTAGGTCTTGGTTTACCATGTGTATTCATACGCTATAATCCTGACGGACAGTTTGTTCTGAATAATAAATTACAAAATGCACACCATGGTACACGCCAACGTCATCTATTTTCATCGATTCAACATTATTTATCAACGATAACAACAGATAATGTTCAAGACTATTTTTCACAAAGTATGATTCATGTTCATTATGTATGCTACGATAATCAAAATGATCTATACGATCGTGCATGTTACTTAACAATCGACGATAATGTTAACATACACGAAATAAATAAATAAATGAAAAAAGTTATTATTATTAATTATTTATTTATTTAAAATCATGGAACTTTTTAAAAAAATAAACAAAACACCTTTTGATATTGAATCGAATAATATGACGATAACAAGTGTGTTTGTGTTCTATTATTTTTATGTATTTCTATTATTTTTAATTAACGTCACATTCAACGTCGTGTTCATATTAATGTATATAAAAAAAGAAAAGAACATGGACGCTTTACAGAAGCAACTCGATCACGTTCAGTTCGTGATGTTAAAAGACGTGGACGTGGATGTAACAGAAGAAATGACGCGCCATTATTTTCATTGTGACGCGTGTGATAAAACACTGACATGGGCATGGAAAATGAACCACGAAAAAACTCAAAAACATCGTCAAAACATGAATAAATGATTTTTACACGATAAAAAATTCTGTTCGTGTTTATAATTGAATGCAAAAAGTCGACATGAACCACATATACAGTATTTTAGAAAGAACATTGAAAGAAGTGTGTACCATTTGTCGCGAGATTTATGAATTAAGAAAAACTATCGTCATGTTGAAACAAACGGTCAGCGAATTGCAAGCCGATGTGAAAGCGCTCGAAGCAAAGACTACTTGTATCGATGTCGAAGAAGAATCGGTGAAGGAAACGAATCCACCATCGTTGCAAGACGATGTGACAGTACCCATTCCGATAAGTAAAAAGGGCTACGTTTTAATTTAAAGTCATGGAATTAAAATAAGACGATAAATCATCTTCTTCTTCGTTACGTCGATGTGGATGAATACTTTTTCGTTTTTGTTTTAATAAGTGTTGTTTCGCAATTTCTTGAAATTGTTTATGTTGTGCACGTCGTTTCTTTGTCAGGATATAATCGTGTTGTGTCGGTCGAAGACGGTGACGCGACGGTTGACCACGGTGACGTGAAATATGACTTCGTGACATCATATCGATGGGAGTATCGATACCGTGGTTTGAACGTCTGTGACGTGATTTCACAGCTTGATGCACCATACGTTTTCGTAAAGAAGTATGTGAAGCTTGAGGTTTTGCATGGAAATAGCCTTTCGTCGACGATGCAAAAAAACTTGCCGGATGACGTGGTGAATTAGATAAATGTGTGTAATAATCTTTTAGATTATTAAGATGGTATTGTTTTTTACGTCGACGTTCTTCGTTTAAATAAGCGTGAAGTTGTGTTTCGTTCATGTGTTTACATTATTAATAAATGTAGATAATAGTTTTTACAGCATTTATTATTAAGCAAGACATTTCAAACGAAAATCACACATTTCCTTGTTCGGTACACAACACGGATGTATCGAGTTAAGTTCGCGTATTTTAATGTAATGCAACATGGATTGAAACACACCTTCACAATCGTACCGCGATTCAAAAATAGGCACGTGTTTTTGATTTTCGTGGAGGTAGTCTACGATACGAGACGTGATGTATCGTTTTTGATTGTACGTGTCGTGTTTTCGAATCAAATGAAAGAGTTCGTGTCGAGTTTCACGGAAATTAGCTAACACTGTTTTGGCAGAAAGGTTCGTGATGTTTTCTCGAATGAACCATGCAGTATCCAATGAATATAAACAGATCATCATGAATTGCATTTTGTTTTCAATTTTTAATCGATGGATGATCTGTTCGTGATTCTCGTTGTGTTGTTGTAAAATATGAAGATCTTGTTGTGTTTGATAAATCGTTTGTTCGTGTTGTGCAACCGTTTTTTCAAGTAATTCGAAACGATGATTTAATTCCATTTCAACGGAATTCAGTATATTAGTTAATGCGGGATTATTATATTGCAGTATCATTTCACGCAATTCGTTCATTTTGCATGCTTTTTATTCGTTGAATCGTGTGAAATTCACGGCTTCATGAAAAAATAAACAGTGTCATTTTATTTATTTTATATGAAAATAATTAAAATGACACGAAAAGAAAAAGTAAGACGTATTTTAAACACGATACAACAGAATTTTGGTTATTATTTTAAAGTACATATAAATCATTACACAACAAAACAATCGTTATTTTTTGAAATAGTGGCTGTGAAACGTAAGGTGTTGTGTTATATCATTCTTTACAAACATACCTTTTATTTAACGAGTCTTCGTTATCCCAACGAAACGAACGGTGCGGAAGAGAGTGTTTTAGACACTCGACTCATTACCATTGTTCAAAAAATTGCCAACGAACTGAATTATGCATTGATGATAAATCCGTCTCGAACGTCACACGTGTCTTCGACATTCGACTTTGGTATGGAAACAGATACGGTCACAGATCTGTCTTCTGCTTTACAGCGTGTATCACTGGAACGAGGTCGAAGTGGGGGGCGTGTCGGACGCGGTAGCGGACGTGGTGTTGTGGGTGCACCTCCCCGTCAATTAATGGACGATTTACATAAATATGCTATGCTGAAATCATGTGGAAGCAAAAATTGTAGAGAAAATTATCATAACGTCGATGTTTGTGGCGCTACGAATTTAGCACCGACTATTTATGAGTCGTATGTTAAACATATGGGATGTGATGCACAAACAAATCCAAAAATAAGAGACATCAAAAAAGAACGAGCGAGAAAATGTTATAAATGTCGTTTACAAGATGCGTTAACAGGTGTTCATACGAACAAAACGGTGTTGAAAGAAATAGAAAAAAAAATGGTGAATAACATATACATTGCCTGTTCAACAGGTGCAACGGATGAAACACAGTACATCACACGACGAAATTGGATAATTCAATATGCCAATAATTTAAATCCTTTGATTTCATCACCACTCTTCGATGAAAGAATGTTCGTATCCGTTGAATCAGACCCACCTGAAAATAGAATGATACGTGATGTGTTTCCACATGATTTAATGACTCATTTTCGTCCTATTCTGTTGGCACATCAAATGTATACGAGTTGTGGTGGCACTGACACGATTTATAATTGTAAATTATAAACCCGTGAATTTTATATTAATTAATTAATATATATACAATGGATACAATGGAACGTGAATTTATGGAATGTTTGAATTCGTTTATTCAGAACATCAACCCTGTCATTGATTTTGATAAAGTATATGATGAAGATCTCTATTACGATTTAATTGAACAATTATGTATTTATGAAAAAGTGTTTAATGAGACATACGCTTTATTATTTATTCAGATCAATTCACTCGTTAAACAAATCGACTTGTTTTATCAATACAGCAAAATAAACGATGCAAAGTGTGATGAAATCCATGCTACCATCGAACGAATCATTCAAGACATGCACGTTTTAATACCTTCTCATTTAAAAGAAGGTTTAATCTATTTATAAATTATAAATGTGCCGTTGTTGGACAGATGATATATCAAATAAAAACATATTGTGTTTAAGGTAGATAGATCATGAACATGAACGATCAAGATATGATTTTGATTTATTTGTTGATATGTATTGCACTTGTCGTGTTTTTTTGTATGTTTACACACGACGTATTTAATAACGATGTAATGAATCATGTGTATTTTCGATTAAACGAAAATGAGGATGAAATCGCGTTAGTTCCTTATTATTATAATCCATGGTTGTATTCATCATAACTCATTCATTTCACATAGAAGAATGTATCTTTATTTTTTTATTCCTGTTTTTAAGAACATGTTTCGAACACAGGAACAAGAACCTTGTGAATGCACAAAAAACCCCGTAACGTGTGTTAAACAAAATAATACTAATACCGATGACACGATAAATCATGACGATACTACAAAACAGAGCATGTATTCTGCACCGAAATCTAAAACAAAAGAGGATTATTGTGTTATTGGATAATTAAATATAGTTTATTGTCACGTTTATACGCCGTGATTCGTTTTTTCATTTCTTTATATTTTTTACTCGTAGATGTGATGACGTTTAAAAGAATCGGGATGTGTACGTGCGCAGCTCTCATATCGTGCTGACATTGCTGTATTCGAATCACATGTTTTAACGTACGAATATAATGCACCGCTTTTTTCATTTTAGTCATCAGTCTGGTTTGATCGTTTACTAAAACTTGTAATTCGTTATCGTACTTCGACATACCGTTTTGATATTTATGAATTAAACGTAATTGAGTAATTGCGCTTAGTTTACTTTCTTCCATGTTGTAATTGAGAAATTGTACTTAGTTTATTTTCCGTTTTTAATGTACAGAGTTTCTTTATTTCTCGGGTTCCAATGATGTGTGCGACCGAACATGTTTTATTATCTGAATTAGAAACTTTATTTATTTTGAATGCTCTCACATCTAAATTATCATCAGTGACATTAAAAAATTATAAAAATGAACTTGTTAATTTGATACATCGTTTTCCATCACAACACGCTTCTTTGAAATCGTACATCACGTTACAACAACGTGATATTTTCAAGTATTTGGAAACGACGTATTCTTCTTTACAATCAAGAAGCAATAAAATATACGCTATCATGAAAATTTGTCATTGGTTAACGATATCCGATGAAAACGAGTGTTATCAGCGTTATAAAACGTACGCGTTTGAACTCAAAAAAAATAAAGCCATTCAAGACTCGCGTCAAGTCTCTTCAAAATTACAGCATGCTTCTTCAACTGCAACTGAATGGGAACGAATCCAGCAAATATTCACGGATATTTATAAGAATACTCAAGAATCTTGGATGAAACGTTTGGTGTGTTGTACGTTTCTTGTTTTTACACGACGTACGCGTGATTTCACACATATGGTTTTAGAAGATGATGGAAAAAGTAATGCGTTGGTGTTCAATGCCATCGATCCGAAATTTATTATACGAGTGTGGAAAAAAGGCAAAAATCAATCCAAATGTCCTAACGAACAACACTTAGCGATTACGTTGAATTCTGATCTGTACCGATTGATCGAGCAGTATTTGCAATCAATACCTCCACCGATTTACTTCTTACAGATGAAACACGATCAGCCCGCGACATGGACAGCTATTTCAAAATTATTTGAACGCATCGGTACCCACCACGGTATCAAATGCTCGATACGCGGATTAAGGCACAGCACTGCCACTTCTTTAAATACTAAAAAAGGAACGTTAAAAGAATACATGGATTTAGCTCAAACGATGGGAACATCGATGAACATGCTTCAAAAACATTACATCGAAGAAAAAAATGCGTAAAAAAAATATAAGATTATTATAAATTATGGGTACATTTCTAACAACACTCTTAACTTATTTTTCCGCATCCGGTACACCGACCACCTCTGCTTCCGGAACTCCTGTCACGTCTGGAACAAGTTCACCTATTGAATCGACAACAGCTTCCGATGACGAAGATGCGTCCGATGGTTCACTCACATCGGATTCAGACTTAAGTTCGATGTCAACGTCACAAAATGAAATCAATATGTCGGAATTCATCTTACAACCTCCTAAAGAACATATATCGAATCTAAAAGTACCAGATTCGTTACTGTATATTATGATAAGCAATAAAATGCCTTTCGGTAAGAATTTTTTTAATACAGAAATAGGTGTGTTTGATTCACGCAGTGGAAAAACCGTGATAAAAGGAATGTTATCTCAAGTGATCACTGGAAAGTATCAATACACGTTAGTAAAAATCAAACCGATACGAAATACCATAACTGATATGGGAATGCCGGGTGGTTTAGGATTGAATTCCTTTGCCTTTGGTGTCAAAGCGAATGCAACAAAGGATATTGGTAAAATCGTGTTAAATACAAAAGATGATTTGAGTCAATGTGTGTTGAGTATTATTCAAGATGGACGTTTGGTATATCAAACAGGTCTATTCGGTGTCGGTGTCGGATACTTGATTCAAATCCTTCCGTTTGATCCACGTGTGGTCACTTCTCAAACCGACTTTTTGATACCATATCTTCGTAGCGGCAGTTAATAAAATAGTACACGTTTTTTCGATACTGGAACTCGTGAAATAAAAAAATAAAACATAATCGTTATAATAATGAATTTGCCTTATTCATGTATCGTGCATATTTATGAATACAGTGCCGATCATCGTGACATGTTTCATATAGTAATGAAAGAAATGAAGTTGTATTTTAAACAGCAGAACAAGTGTGTGTGTGCGATGCTCGATGCGGAATGTCATCGATGTTTTGTGAAACGAATCAAACCTTATTTTTTTTGGTTATGAACGTTTGTTTTGTTATTTTTTTTTATTGTGACATTGGTTAATTAGCAGTATGGGGAGTTATTTATCATCTTTTTTTTATGAGACACCCGACGCAACACCTACCTCTTCGGACGATGAAGAAGAAGTAGAAGAAAGTGAAGTGGACGATGTCCCTGCTACTGTTTCGGTTAGTTTGACACCACTCGAACCATTACCACTCGTGGTGGGCACACCTACTCTCGTTCCTCCGTTACCGCTTGTAGTAGGCACACCTACTCTCGTTCCTCCGTTACCGCTTGTAGTAGGCACACCTGCTCTCGTCCCTCCTTTGTCACTCGTGTCAGCCTCACTCGCTCTTGTAGTGGAAAAACCGACCCCGATTGAACCAATACCTCTCGTTGCGGGCACGACAGTGGTGTCTAGTGTTATCGCACCGTTACCACCAGTAGCAGTATCGATCGATACTATTTCGTTGGCACCGTCGACCGCATCACCACCTGATGATTCGATTTATATTATTCTTACATGTTTGGATGATAGCACACCGATCAATTCACTTTTTTTGGCGAGTAATATCACAGTAAAAGATGCTGCGACATTACAAGTAGTATTATATGGTACGATCAACACGATTTTGAATAACCCAGCATCATTAAATGTGAAACCGGTGCATAATCTCGGTGATATGGGTCTACGTATCGTTCCAAACTGGTTCAATGCGATTGGTTTCGGATTGCCTTCTACGATAGACCAGTTGTTTGAAATTATCATCGATACTACGGATACATCTTTTAGTAATCGAAAACTGATTTTGGTTCAAAACGGTGTGATCATATATACTTCCGCACCTTTTGGAATCGGTCGTAGTTATTCAGTGGATTTAATTAATCCAACAGTTTACGTGATAAAATAATCATCTTTTTTTTTTATAAAAAAGCTGGGCTGTTTCAAATCCGTACAGTATAATTTGATAAATCGTATTCGCATCATTTAAATGCGCACATTCTAAAAAAGAATGTTTAGATGTCAAATAAATAACATCCGATTTTTTTTCGATGTCTTGTTTCATATAATTTAAAATCGTGTTAATTGACATCTCAAAAACGACGGCTAAATATTTACCATGTAATTCTAAATTTTCTAAAGATACGGGTGTGTTGCTAGTCACGTTCAAATCGTGTAAGTTTTTGATATTTTGATATTGAACACGCGTGAATAAAAATAAAGGACGCTTGGCGGTTTTGTATACTTCGGACATGTCTGTGATCACCGCACCGTCACAGAACAACTGATTATCAAATTCAATGGGACAAAAACAAATCGGAACGCACATAGAAATAATAATAGCTTGTTTGATTAACATAGTAGGTGTGGAGATCTTATTAAAAAAATGCGTGACACCCTGTGTCAACGATGTACCGGTGATACTCAATAAAATACGTGTATTCGCATAAAAATCACCGAACGTTAAAGTGTTAAAATCATAACCTTTGTCGGATAACAAAACCGAAATAAATTGAATCAATGTATCGATATTAAACATGTTCTTTGTTTTTTCGTAATAAACTAAATCAAATATCAAAAAACTCGAGATGTTATCGGTGTTTAAGACCAATTCGATCATTTCTTCGATTTTAAAGAGAATCAATAACAAGGCCACAACTGTACCCGCTGAAGTAGCTGAAATTTGTGTCGGTGGAAAAATCCCACGAACGAACAGTTCGTCTTTATGCTGTGCTAAATAGGACAACGTGCCAATATACGCGAAGACAATCGATCCACCACCACCGAGATGTAAAAAATCATACTTATCCATTTTCAGGTTATAATTATTCACAACCAATGAAAAAATGAAGACATTTATAGCGATGTTTCATTAAATGAAAATTCATGTTGAACTGTATTTTCATTTTATTAACATGCTTATTAAACTAAAACGTTATACATGCGTCGCATTTATTCTCGAATACTTAAAAAATTAAATCGATGTCGGTGTAATATACATTGGCTGTTCTGGTATATTAAATAAAGGAACGGTGGTATTTATAGCTGCATTTATTGTGACGTTATCCGCAAGACTTAATAATCGTCCTCTATTGCATGAATACTGTTTCGTATCGTACGCTGTTACAGCGCAACACGAACCATTCACAGGGTTGCCTAAAGTTCTACTGATCGTGTTCATACAACAGCGTTCTGTATCAACATTGTAAGCCATAGAAGAATTACAACAATCCGTGTTGTGATGTCCTTGTATGTTGTATAAATTATTATTGCAACACTTGAAATCGTACTTTGTTAGACCGTTCATATTATATATACTATTTCCACAACAGTACTGTTTCGTGTCATCGTACGGAACACCGTTGCAACATGCAGTTTGGGTTCCGTAAGGAATACCAGGAACAGAGCCCCATGGTACAGAAACTCCCGTCGAATTATCACAACAAAAACTAGTTTTAATATTGATTAAATTATCACCACATCTTGTAAATCCTGGTGGAACACATGCTATCTTGCTACACGATACGGATTGTGTTAATCCGGGACACGGTGTGCCACCATTTTCAGGTTGAACGGTCACTTGACGAAACTGTTGTCGAGTACCTGGTCCACAGTTTAAGCTGCCCGTGTTACATGTTAAAGTCGGATACTCTTGCCATGGACCTACGGAACAATTGATCGGACATGCTGGTAGAGTACACGAAACCGTTTGTGTTACCACTGGACATTCTTTTCCTTCGTACACGGGACGAACCAACACTTCACGATTTTGTATTTTCGTGCCAACACCACACGAGACACTGCACGGTTCATCTACCCATATCCCAACGACACAATCGACCGAACATGGTTTTTGAATGCAAGGTACTGTTTGTATTAACATAGGATTACAATCATCGCTTCGATACGCGACAGGTGTTAATATTTCGCGTTTCTGGACTTTTGAACCGGTGCCACATGATACACTGCACGGTTGCGTGAGATCGTCTGTCCAGGCTCCAACGACACAATCGGTCGGACAAGGTGTTTGGATACACGATACTGATTGTGTGAGTACGGGACACGCTTTACCTTGATACATGGGATGTGTCACTATCTCACGTTTCTGACCTTTTGTACCCGTGCCGCAGGTAACACTGCACGGTTGTGATATATCATCCATCCACATTCCGACGACACAATCGATCGGACAGGGTGTTTGAACACACGGTGTCGTTTGTGTAAGTACTGGACATTCTTTTCCTTGATACATGGGATGTGTCACTATTTCACGTTTCTGACCTTTAATTCCAGTGCCACACGACACGTTGCACGGTCGTGTGAGATCGTCCATCCAGGCTCCAACGACACAGTCAATCGGACAAGGGGATTGAAGGCATGGTACATTTTGTGTGAGCGGTGGATGACAATCACGACCTTGTTGTGCAACCGGTGTATATATCTCGCGTGTTTGACGTTTCATGCCAGTGCCACATGACACGTTGCACGGTTGTGTGGGATCATCGGTCCACGGTCCTACGACACAATCGGACGGACAGTCGGGTTGAACACATTGTACAATTTGTGTGAGTGACGGGCATTCTTGACCTTGATTCATGGGATGTGTTATTATTTCGCGTTTCTGACCTTTGGTACCAGTACCACATCCCACACTGCACGGTTGTGAAAGATCGTCTATCCATGTTGTTCCCACGACACAATCGATGGGACATGATTGCACGCACGTTGTTGTTTGTGTGAGCGCGGGGCATTCTTTACCTTGATACAAGGGAGGTATCGTTATCTCACGTTTCTGACCTTTGGTACCAGTACCACACGACACGTTGCACGGTCGCGTCAGATCGTCTGTCCACGGTCCAACGACACAATCGGTTGGACAAGGCGATTGAACACAGGGTACCGTTTGTGTGAGTGCTGGACAGTCTTTTCCTTGTGTCGTTATCTCACGTTTCTGACCTTTGGTACCGGTACCACACGACACGTTGCACGGTCGTGTGAGATCGTCTGTCCACGCTCCAACGACACAATCGGTTGGACAAGGTGATTGAACACAGGGTACCGTTTGTGTGAGTGCTGGACAGTCTTTTCCTTGTGTCGTTATCTCACGTTTCTGACCTTTGGTACCAGTACCACACGACACGTTGCACGGTCGTGTGAGATCGTCTGTCCACGGTCCAACGACACAATCGGTTGGACAAGGCGATTGAACACAGGGTACCGTTTGTGTGAGTGCTGGACAGTCTTTTCCTTGTGTCGTTATCTCACGTTTCTGACCTTTGGTACCAGTACCACACGACACGTTGCACGGTCGTGTGAGATCGTCTGTCCACGGTCCAACGACACAATCGGTTGGACAAGACGACTGTACACAGGGTACTGTTTGTGTGAGTGCTGGACAATCTTTTCCTTGTGTCGTTATCTCACGTTTCTGACCTTTGGTACCAGTACCACACGACACGTTACACGGTTGTGTAACATCGTCCATCCATGATCCAACGACACATGTAATTGATGATTGTGAAGACGATAGATTTGAGACGAGACCTGTCACGAGCACGAATGCTGATGTATCGGAAGAAGAAGAGTAAGATGCTTGAAGAATAGAAACAGACATCTTCGGAGTCTGTGAAGAGGAGAGTTCTGATCCGGAAATAGATACGTTCGTTCGTGTTTGCGACGCTGTCAGACCGAGTGAAAACGCAAAATCATGAAGACTCGTCGTGACAATTTCAGGAATCCATGATTTAGGTAAGAAAAGAACTGTGAGTAAAACGATAAAAGAAAACAAAAAAACAATTCCAATCCAAGACATTTCTTCTAAATTTTTCGTGAGAATAAAAATGCAATACAATAAATCTTCTAATTTATAAATGTAGATATCGTCGATATGTTTTATTTATACACGAAAAAGAAATGTCCGTATTGTGTAAAAGCCAAAACTTTTTTAAAACGTCATAAATTACCATTTCGTGTTTATGAAGTCACATCGGCACTACATCATGATTTAGCCAATTCTTTCAATCAAACCACTGTACCGTATGTTTTTAATCGTAACTATTTCATCGGTGGGTACACCGAATTATTAGCATGGTCACAAGGTCAATGGGGAGGTATAGAAACATACACTGCCACCGAATTGAGAATATTCACCCAAAAACAACGCAACGCTTACCCAAAACATAAAAAATGGTCGAAACGACAATTATATCATTTGTTAATGGCTTCTTAATTTATTTTAACGTCCCGACCATACTTTTACACATGACAAATGCGTATATTTTTCTTTATGATCGAGATATTCTTGGAAAGTCGTACCATACTGCATGTAGTTCACGATATTTTTACAATACACATGATCGATTTTGGTAGAATGGTTGGCGACATAACACACGATACTGAAAATGCGCTCTAAACACATGCGCTGAAATCGTCCTGTGATGTAAGGCATGATATCGAAAAAATGATATTCATGTGCTAATTTTGTTATAAAATCGTGATGAAGAATCGATGCAGTTCCAAAACATCCTTCTACCCATTGTTTTTCATCATAAATGTCGGGGTTTAAATGAAGTATCTGGTGCAAGATATCACGCACGTAATCACGGTAATACGGTTCGTGTTCTTCAAACCCAAATAAAAAACGAACCGTTTTGATGTCGTCGACATCGAAATCAAAACGTTGATTTAAAAACATGGAATCGTGTAGAACAACGGCCACATCAAAAAAACGATGTCTGTAAAAATAATAATAAGGCAGTAATTCACCTCTTCCAGGTATGGTCGATTGAATATAAATAATATCGTGGATATCATTTGAATGAAAAGGTATAGAACTTTCATCGTCGATAATGACAATGGTTTCTTCTTCATATAATTTTCTCAAACACGCATAACAATGACGCCATAATTGATCTTGTGATTCTGATTGAACACGACGTGATAGTATAAACCCAAATGTCATAATTCGGCAATTTCAATAAATATTTAAAACATGTTCATACTATTCTATATTTATTTAGTTAATTTGCCGATGGAACCTCAAGTCGATTTTAAGTCGATGGAAAAACACAATTCATCCGATGACGACGATGATAATACAGAGAACGATGACACGTCCACACAAAAAAACATGTCCAAACAAATATTGACTTATTTGGACGAATACGAAAAAGAACACGGTTCGTGGTGTCATTATTCGGATTCAGATTCGTCGCAATCTGATAACGAACTTGAAAATTTTGATTTCAATGATCTGGTCGGAGACTCGACACCTGATATTCCTTTCACCGAATCTGGTTTCCTTAGTTTACTATTTTCTTATAAAAACGCGTCGTTGTTAAACTCGTTAGATCCGTCTTGTTTTGAATCGTTGGTTTCAGAGAACATGCTACCATTGTTTCTATCGCTGGATAAAGTAGACTTGAACGATGATGATAGCACCCACGAACGATCACCACGATGTCACTGTCGCTTTTGTAAACACTCGAACCAAACAAACTTCTGGGAAAAAGAAACCGATGTCGTGTCACAAGAAGAAGACGTTGATTTAAAACCACGTAGTCGACCTTTCGATCCACCAGAATTATAAAATTCTATTGCATCGTTTAATTCAATGAATGAAATATTGCGTATCCAAGAAATCAAACGGCATCGTTATTATTTGATATGCGAACAAATTTTGACATGCATTCGTTCAAAAATTGCTTTTTCATCTCATGTCGGTGTTTCTGAAACATCGTACACTTTTAAAACGGTGAATTTTTTCATGTGTCCTATTATTTCAACACCACGTTCACGAAAAATTAAAAAATATGTCGTCACTAAATTACGTGAAGAAGGGTTCACGATCATCGATGTCGAGTGTTTATTGGACGAATTTCCGAACATCCCACCCGATAAACTTCAGAAAATCAATGAATTAATGAACGATATCAATAAAACGTCGACATTGCATACCAGTGCTTTAAAAGAAAACGAATGGACGATCATTATCGCTTGGCCAACATTATCGCGCAATCGACGTCGTAGTTTCGTGAAATAATTTAACGTGTGGAGTGTACGCCCACATTATCCACCGATGCTGTCGTATACATCGAACGTGGCATCTCACGTGTGGCTTGCATGGCGAGCGCACGATCGTCTTTCAATGAATCCACGTACATCGATGTATCGCGCTGGGAATTTAACACGCGATTGCTCACAGGTTCGCGTGTGTAAGCGCTCACCGCTTTGGCATAATCGTTCGTCATATTAAATGAATTTAAGTAAGCGGTGTGTGCATCACTCGGAACACCGGACGTTGCGATCGTTTGAGCAACCGTGGCATCGAAACCTGGATTCATATGAAAATCAGGATAACTGTTATCGATCATGTTGCGTGAGTCACGTAACAGTAAATCGGTATGCGAATAATCAGGACGTTCCGGTTGACAATGACAATATATACCCGTGATCGGGATACTGATTGTAACAGCGTCCTTTTTCGTTGATAATTCTAAAGGTTCAAATGGAATTTCGATAGCAGTGCCTAAAGGTAACGACGCTTTAATACCACCAAAAGATGGACATCTGTTTTCACGATGTGTATCGAACATAGCGTAGTCGGTTTGAGATAATTCAATGTGTGCTACCGATTTCTTATTAAAATCGTACGGTAATTGCATATCAGGTAACATGACACGTGTTGATATTTGTTCGTTTTTAGGAACACGGTCCGATTCGATGATAGCGCTTGGATTCGTCATATTAAAATTATACTGTTCTGTATTACGTAAATGAGGATGTTCCGTGTCGTATGTTGGATAATTAGGACCTGAATAACGTGAATCGCGTAAACCGAACACATCGTTCGGTCGTTCGTACTGTGTTTCGGTCGTGTTCTTATGATGAGACGATAACGGTACTTGTGTGTTCGGAATGGATAAATGTACGTTAGCACGTTTATTTAACGTATCGTTCCATGACATTTCGTCTTTGTTATGCAGCGTGCGTGATTCAATGAATCTTAAATCTTGATACACTGGTAACGACGGCCGATTCACTTCCTTGATCGCATAATTATACTGTAACGTGTCAGGATTTCTGTTAGTATTCAAATCATCGTAATACATCGGTCCGGCACATTGTCGATTGTGACGGTTTAAAGCGTATTTGGCACTGTGAACACTTTCCAGATCTTGAGAAGCTGCTGCACGTCGTTCTTCTTGATTCGTTCCTTTTGTTTTTTCAGTTCTGTCCACCAATTCTAACGGATCCGTTGCATACCCGTGCATTTTTTTGCCGACACCCATTCCGTTCACAACTTCCATGAATTTGACTTCACGTTTTTCATACGTACGTTCGTCGCCGTCCGGACGCATGGCTGACACGAGTCTGAACTCTTCTTTGGATGACGTGATATCGTTTGCATTATAAATCACATCGAAATTTTCTGTACCACCGACTTTGGATTGTTTCAAAGCATCCGGTTTGGATGACGATAAATCCAGTGCGTTTTGAATATCGTGGAGAATCGGTGTGTATGTCGGCATCGACAACGGTTTGTTATCTGTAGGCAAACGTGTGAACACGGTCTGTAATTCCGACACGTTATGTGTGTAAGCTGGTATAGGATAATCTCGTACTTCTTGTGTCGGAAGTTGAACTAAACCAGGTCCACCGTGCATGGCATAATTTCGTTTGATTTGGGTGTCCTGAGGACGGTAATAAGGATGAAATCCACCCGACGAAGCAATGGATGCACTCACGTTGATACCTGGACCGACATGCTCTTCGACTAATTGATCGTCGCTCATGCGTATACTTTCACGGTATCGATCTAATTCGGGACGATAATTGACGCTTTGGGATTTACGACCACTGGAACCTAACGACTGTTTCACAGGATCTTGTTCGGGATGAAATAACGTGTTCGTTTCCTGTTTCTTACGATGCATGATCGATTTAACACCCGTATACCGTTGCACATGATCTAAAGCAGGATGATGTCCATCACTTAATCCAGATAAATCTTGACGCACTTTACTTCCAAAAAAAGGCGCAAATTGTGAGAACGAAACAGAATCGGGTAATAACGATACGGAATGATACGATATCGGTTGTTCAAAATTAAGTTCTCGGACAGGATTCTCGTAAAAGAACGATGAAAAGGATGCAGTTGGAATATTCAGGCTGATTTCAGGTACACGTTCTTGTGAAAATGAAATATTGGGACGTGCAGGTTCATAAATTAAAGATTGTGTTAATTCAGGTCGTGTGGCGTTAATACCACTTGTATACGCTTTTGGTAAATGAGGCATTTGAATGAATTAACTATTGTGTATATTTTTATTTGTCGTACAATCCTAAATAAAGAAGAAAGACGTTAATTTAATTTATTATACACTCACGATGAATGAAAATAAATTAAAACGACTTCATAATCATTACGTTAACGATGTTAAAGACAAACGATCGTCGATTTTAGATGTGATCAACGATAAAATGAACGATACACAATTAACACAAAAAGATCAAGTCGATTTCTTATTAAAAGCCATGCCTTTTATTTATAAATACGGCGAACAATGTAAAAAAGGTAAAATACTTAACCATGACACGATAACACAGAACAATCCAAATCAAGATGAATACGATTATAAACACGATAATAATAACGATTACGTGGAAGACATCGATCCAATGGTATACAACAGCGAATCGGACAGCGATGTCGATACCAACGATTCAGATTCTCAACAATTAATCACACAAAACATCGAACATTATGTCAATCGAACCTCTATTCTAAAAAGAGGTAAATTGTATAAAGAATTCATGAAAGAATGCATGGATGTTTGGGAAGAAGACGAAGAAGACGAACTCGTGAATGCAGGTACCGATGAACCTTACAACGTGATCGCAGACACCACGACGAACAATGCACGTGTCACTAATTTCGAATGCGCAGCATGTAAAACCAACACAATGTTATACATTATCAACGAAAGTCTACTTGTTTGTACAACTTGTGGACTTTCAGATTTTTATCAAGATTTTTCATTAATGTCGTACACTTCGCTCACGAATAATGGAGAAATAATCACCCAGTTCGCGTACAAAAGAATAAATCATTTTCGGGAGTGGCTTACCCAAATACAAGCGAAGGAAAATACAATCATTCCCAAGAATATTATTGTACAGATCATGAAAGAATTGAAGAAAGAAAGAGTGGTAGAACGTAAAGACATCACACCCGATAAAATAAAACGGTACCTGAAAAAGAACGGTATGAGTAAGTATTACGAACACATTCCGACGATCATTTGTGAGATCTGTGGACGCAAAAACATCCAGATCTCGTATGATATCGAACAGATTCTCATTGAAAAATTTAAACAGATACAAGAACCTTTTGAACGACATCGTCCTAAAAACCGTAAAAACTTTTTGAGTTATTCGTACACCTTACATAAATTATGCCAATTGATCGATCGACCTGATTTATTAATTCTATTTCCTTTATTAAAAAGTCGTTCGAAATTGTACGTACAAGATACGATCTGGAATAATATCTGTCACGATCTCGGGTGGAAATTTATTCCGTCTATATAATGACTCTGACGGTATCGTACTGAAAAAAGCACGGGTCAACGTTGCCCCGCGCTTTTTATACAAATAAAAATATCGATTATCGTATCGAAAAAATCGCATCGCAGACCTGCGATGCGGTTTTTATACAAAACGGTGGACAAAACAAAGAAAACATATACATCACACGGAAAACGTTTAAGAAGTTGTGTCTTCAGGTACGCACCGAGAACACAGATCGTCTTCATGAATATTTTCTGATCATCGATGAGATATTCATCGAATACATGAAATATCAATTGCGATATAAAGAACAAAGTGTTGAAAATATTCAATACGAATTAACGAGCGTGAAACAAGAACTTAAACAAGAAAAAATTCATAAGAATAAGATACTTAACCGAAAATTTCAAAATGTCCAACCTTGTCACACGATTTACTTATACAAAAACGATGTCGATGATACGTCATCGACATTATTCAAAATTGGAAAAAGCAAGAACATTTCATCGCGCGAACAATTGTATAACAATCTTTCCAAAAAAGGCGAAATGTTGTACGTCCAACAATGTCTCAATTGTGATTTAACCGAACGTGTACTACATCATTTATTGGATAAGTACCGAGTGAACAGTATGCAAGAATGGTTCGATCTACCGTCACGGACGTTTGCCATCGATATGATGAAACGAGTGATCGATCTGCTCGATACGCATATCGATACGATCGACACGACGTTCCTTTCGTTATTCGATGGTGTTCGTTCAGAAACACCGTCGTCACCTTTACCGCAAGCGAAAGATGACACACCATCACCACCTCTCATTCCTATTTACGAACACGAAAAAGAAATAGCGTGCCCTCTTCCACCACCGCTTTCCCCACCACCTCCACGCGTCAATCCGTACGATTTTGATCTGTTTGTCCAAGAATGTTGTGACGTATCATCTTCCGATTTATACAATAAAAAAAGCGAATTCAAGCAAGCCCATCGTGTCTGGTCGAAGTGTGCAACTCGCAACGTTGTTTTACAATTAGAAAAATACCTTAAACAACGGTTTAAGAGTGGTATCGAGTACGATAATCATATCAAACGCAACGTGTACAGAGGTATCCGATTAAAAGAATTGACGTACACACCTAAACACGACCCTCCCTTGGATTATGAAGCGTTCGTGATCGAAACGTGTCGATTCGGATGGCATCATCGTATCAGTTATGTCGATTTTTTCAAGAAATTCGTAGAATGGAAAAATCAGAACGATGTAACGTCATCGTTCTGTTTGACGTTATCGTACAAAAAAGTAATTCAACATGCACTTGAAAACGAATTTGCAGCTGGACGTGTTCATTATTCGGAAGACATGTCTTCGACACATCTCTTCGGTGTGTGGGGTATCGGTATGGATTTTAACAATTACGGATTAAAACAAGAAATACGTAATTGTAAAAAACTGTACCAGTGTGCATTGGACGGTACCGTTATTCAAATATTTGATTCTGCTTCCGTGGCATCGCATGTCTTGAATCGACCGTTGAGTTCCATATCCACTGCCGCACGATTCAACACATCGTATAAAAACGAGTATATATTAAAATACGAAACGTAACGTAAATAATATATAATTTTATTTAAATAGATTCATTTAAAGTGATTTATACAACCAAGCGATTTCGGGCATGTCTTTGACTTCGTAAACGAACTTCATCGTATCGTATTTATAACACGCGTTGTCGTAAGTACCGAGTATTGAAAACACGATATCGATCGACACGAGGTAAACGAAGGCTTCATCGTTCAGATGACGACGAACGGTTTTAATCGGTCGTTCGATCACCACACGAAACATCGACGAAGGTTGATTATTCGATGCAACGAATTCAAGAAAATCAATGTACGATAACGTATTCATATGATCCATAAGTTTTTGGACCAATGTTTCTTTTGAATTAAAAACAAATTCAAAGATAAGTGAATGCATGTTTTTATCCATTTTTTCAATCGTTCGTGTTTCTTTAGTAAACAAAGGAACCACATGAAAACGTGAAATGGAATTATAAGTAAGACGTGTCATGTTTTAAAAACAGTTCGTATAATCTTACATGAATTCTTATTTCACGGGTTTATTATAAAAAGTATCGTAATTGAAATAAACAAATAATGAAGTGTTATATATATATAAATTAGCGTTTTTTTACTTTTTAAATTATATACCGTTTTTATTCAATGATGACATCGATTTTGTTTTTTTTAATTTGGTGTATGATACCTCGTTCTGTTGATTCGTTCACTTACAATGATCAAAAACAAAATTGCTCGAAACACGTGACGGGTACGTTTTGTTATAACGGTCCTCAATTCGATATTTCCGGTCAGTATAAATCGTGTTCGGTACCGAACACGATCGCGTTGACGTTTGATGATGGACCCGATAATAACATTCCTTATTTTTTAGATACGTTAAAACAGTTTAATATGAAAGGCACGTTCTTTTTAATAGGTCAGAACGTACAGACGTATCCAGCATTAGTTCAACGTATCGTGGACGAAGGACATCAAATAGGATCGCACACGTACACTCATCCGTGGCTCAAAGATCTTACGACGGACCAGATACGTTCGGAAATGTTAAGTTTTGAAAACGCGATAATACAACACAATTACAACGGTGTGCTGAGCAACCGCAAAGTGCCTAGTTATTTTAGAGCACCGCATGGTGATCTTCCTTCTTATGCAGTACCCATTTTACAGGATTTCCAATTAGTTTCTATACAATGGGGATTTTTGAACGGTGATACTTCCATTACAAATTCAAACGAAATTCTTCCCGTATGGAAATCACATCTTTCGAATGCTGTCGGATCAGAACTCACACTCATCGTTCAACAACACGAAATCCAATACACAACACTCACCACGTTTCACGATGTTCTGAATTATCTCAACAAGACATTTCCGCATGTGCGTTACGTGTCTGTAGCAGAATGTCTAGGGAATGTCGTGCCACCTTATCATGTCTCTGCTTACGATCAAACGGATCCGACGTGTGCAAACGGTATAAAAACAGTACAATCGGGTCAGAACGTATGTTGTTCGGCTTCGTGCAGTACGGGCACCGATGGTTGTGTTGGAACGGCATGTTGTGGTGGTACCGGATGTGGTAGTCGACCGGGTGGATCTGGAAAATGTTGTGCTGGTTCTATTATCACCGCCAACGTGCCGTGTATGTATTCTGCACCGGGTTGTATTTATTCTTGAATTCGTGTTTTCATACCTTTTTATATATACGATGCATGTTAAATCATGTCAAAAACAAAACAAACGATCATCGATGAATTATTATCGATGTCATTTAAAACACTTTATATCGGACAACGTATGGGTGATACTGGATACATCGATTTTCTTCATAAAGAAGAATTAGGACTCGAATCTGTCATGAAAGGTATCGATTGTTACGATCGGCCTTTTTTTGCTTTAAAAACACGCGTTCATTACGAAGACGGTACATCTGTTTTAACATTCACCGTCGTGTTTAAAAGATATATCGAAGATCCTTGCACGATTTGGATGTGTGCCGGACACGATGGACCGTTATTGATGGAATCGGGTGGTGGAATGAATATACCACAATTAATATTAATACGCGATTTATTTGTTAATGAACGTATCGATCTCGATGATATTACGGTCGATGCCTGTAATATTTATAAAGGCGACTACGGCAATAAAAAAGCACCGATTTATATCGAATTAGAACACGAACAATCTCCTTCGTATGTGATCATGTAATGATTTTATCGAACGTTGTCAAATAAAAATGCAAGTTCGTATTTAAAATAGGTTCATGACTTCGAATAAACCTGATCATTTGATCGATCGCTTCTTTTCCCTTTTTGTAACGATTTACGTGTGTTAATTTTCCAATATCGTATAAATTACATTTATCACAAATTATAAAATGTCGGATACAACATGTTTTTTTAGATGTCAATAAACAAAAACATTTCTGTTTCATGGTTTGATGAATAATTTCAACATACATCATTTTTTCTGAATGTTTATAACTATGACACATCTCACATTCTTCGTTTTGAACGATCTGTGCTAAAACGGACTGCATCCGTTTAACATGTATACATTTGGCGTTATAGTCAAGACACGCTTCCATGAATAACAATAAAGACACGACACACTATATATTTATTTCAATGAATATCAAATAAATAAATATTTTATATTCATTGGTATAGCATCGAGTCTGTGTCTTTTTTACTTTACTTATTTTAAACAAACAACATTCATTATGGAAACGAAATATTCAACCTCTGTTACTTTTGGTGTTATAGGTGTTGGATATGTTGGTTTGCATTTATTGGAAGAATTTTCAAAAAAGAACATGACTTTTGGTTTGGATGTATCAGCATCACGTGTCGCATTTTTACAAGACCAATTTTTGGAATGTACGACCGTTTGTATATCATCGGATTTCACACATTTAAAACAGTGTGATGTTATCTGTATCAGTGTACCTACTCTATTACGTGAAGATAAAACGATCAACGATGGTCCAATGTGTCAAGCCATTGCATCCATACAACAACATTCACGACAACACGATGTCTTGGTTGTGGTTGAAAGTTCAGTTTCTATCGGATTGACGCGTCAATTACTGACACCTTTGCACGAACAAGGGTACATGATTGGTATGTCACCTGAACGTGCTGATCCAGGTCGTTTGTTTCCGTTATTCCATACCATACCTAAAATAGTATCGGGTATCGACGATATCAGTTTAAAACGAATCAAAGAAGTGTATTCACAAGTCTTTGAAAACGTCGTGCCCGTTTCGTCATTAGAAACCGCTGAAATGTGTAAACTGTACGAAAATTGCTTTCGTTTGATAAACATCGCATACGTGAACGAAATATCGGATGCTTGTGACAAACACGGCATCGATCCTTACGAAATGGTCGAAGCTTCTTCCACGAAACCGTACGGATTTATGAAATTCAGTCCGAGTTTAGGTGTGGGTGGGTATTGTTTACCTGTAAACAGTCATTACTTGTTATCCAATTGTACATCACAGATTTTACAACAAGCCTCTCAATTAACAGAAAATAGACCCAGTCTGAAAGCAGACGAAATCATCCAGAAATTTCCACACGCACAGACTTTTTTGATCATCGGTATCGCATTCAAACCTAAACAGAGCGTGACGGTAAACTCACCTGGATTAGCGATCGCACGTGTTTTAGCCAAGAACGCAAAACAAGTCCATGTCTTGGATCCATATGTCAACCAAAACGAATTTCATAGTATTACCGAAAAAACCATTCAAGAAAATTGGATTTATGATTGTGTTATCTCATCGATCAAACAACACGATATTAATTACGAGACAATTCAACAGAAATGTCAGTCTTCTGATATTCCCTTCATTACTTTTCATGAAAATTAATAAATCGATTATAATTAAAATACCGTAACTACTTTCGCTAAATTTCTTGGAAAATCTGGATTTATCTGTTTATCAACCGAAATATGATAACTTAACAATTGAAGAAACACGTTTGCTAAAATACCATTGAACGTGTTATTTTTTTCTATTAACACATGATGATGGTTTTGTGTGATCGTTGTATTCCGATTCATATTTGTCAAAAAAAGACAACGTGCACCACGTGCAATAATTTCCTGAAAACAATTCCAGTTTTTATCGTGGTATTCCGATTCAAAATCCAGTAAAATAACAGGCACACCGTCTGTTAGCAAAGCTAACGGACCGTGTTTCAAACACGACGACGAATACCCTTCGGCATGAATATAACACACTTCTTTCATTTTTAAAGCGGCTTCACGCGCAATGGCAAACGAATTACCTTTACCTAACACGAACACGCTGTTCTGTGAACGAAACGTGTCGATGAATTGACTTAAACGTGCAATGTCCTCGTACTGTTCGATCAAACGTTGAATTTGATACGGTAAATTCATGATATCCGAAATGATTTTTTTTCGTTTTAATTCATGTTTTCCGTGATTTTGAGCGAACCATACAGCGATCATCGTCAATACGATACATTGATTCGTGAAAGATTTCGTCGATGCCACCGCTATTTCACGACCGCAGTTCAAATACACCCCACAATCAGTTTCACGTGCAATCATCGAATCGATCGCATTAATCACACCGATCAGAAAAATATCATGATCACGTGCCATTTCGATACATCGATGAAGATCTTTTGTTTCACCCGATTGTGAAATCAAAATCATACCGACTTTTCCATTTTTTGGAATGTCGACTAATTCAAATTCACCACCATCGTGTACGGACACCGTGGTAAACATGTCGAAGTGTTTGAAAATAGAAGAAACCCATAAACCAGCATGATACGATGTACCACATCCCAGTAAAATAAGATGCTGAAGGTTCATTAATTCGGTGTGATGAGAATCCAATCCGCCTAATTTAACATCACTGGCGGATTGAATACGTCCTCCATTGTTCATAGCACGTAACGAACTGTCCGACTGTTCGTAAATCTCTTTCAACATCCAATGTTTCACACCGTAATAAACAGGCGTATGCGTTTCTTCGTGAACGGTATCGTTTATTTGATAACTGTCGATGTTTTTGGTATACTCGATCGTTCCATCGAGTTTTGTAATTTCAATGATATCATGATTATCCAACACGACGTATTGCTTGATATATTTACTGAATGCGGTGTGTTCGGAAGCCACGATCACGTACTCTTTCTCGATACCGAGCAGTAAAGGCGATCCGTTACGCGTGACCCATATCTTGTTCGGAAAATCACGGTGCAAGAACACGACGGCCCATGTACCGGTGAGCTTACGCACCGTAAGTTCGATGGCCTCTTTCATGGACCACTGATTATCAAGAAAATACCCGATCAATACACTGATCACTTCCGTATCGGTCTGAGAATAAAAATGGTACCCGATATGCTCCAATTCTAATTTCAATTCGTGTGCATTCTCAATGATACCGTTATGCACTAACGACACACGATTATGATTATCGAGATGGGGATGTGCATTGGATACGGTGACATTACCATGCGTCGCCCATCGTGTGTGTCCGATACCGACTTCGGAAGTAATGGAAGTCGAGGATAATTTACGCGCCAAAAGTTCAAGCGAATGTGGCGTTGCATATTTAATAGTTTTCAACGTATTGTTTTCGATATAACACACACCACAACTATCATAACCACGATTTTTTAAAACGGTGAGTCCATTAATAAGAATTTCACCGATATTACTTTTTCCCAAAACACAGATAATGCCACACATGGTTAGTATTTGTGAACGTACGAACGAATAAAAATAAATAAACTGAATATACCGTATCAATGTATGTTTTATTTATTTGAATACGATAATGTGGTATTTTAAGTATACGACTTACGTTCGTATAAACGTAATGTAACGTAAATTATAAAAAATATAAATAATTATTCACTATAAATACCGTGTTTATACAATCATCGTATCACGGACATCGTTCATGATGGTGGTTTTCACCGTTTCGAACAGTCGTACCAGTTCATGATCGGTTTGTGAGGTCGACGGTGTCGTGTATTCCTCACAGACCCTGATATGATTGTATACGATCTGGATTTTAGATGTGTATTGCACGTTGTCCGTAATATATTTCTTAAAGATCACGAACAGGTTCTTAGGATGTGTGTAATCGATCTCGTTGAGGAGAACATACATGTTCGGATGGAGTTTTTTGACGGTTCTGATAGCGGTTGAAATAGCACGTTTTTGGGCTCTGATGATGTAGTAATGATTCGTGATATCGTGATCGTGGAGAATGACGAAATGGTCTGTAAGCAACCTCTCCTTTATTTCTGGAACCACATGTTCGTTCACCTGTTCAATTGTTTCTCTTATATGAACGACTTCTGTTTTCAATTCACCGTTTTCTATTTTCTGTTCGTCGAGTTTATCGTGGATGTCTTCTGTTCTTGTCATGAGATGCTCGAATCGTGATTTTAAATCTTTAATTTCATAACTCTGTTGTTTATTTTCCGTTACGAGTGTCGTGATTTCATAAGTCAGCGTATCGATCTTATCATCTTTCAATGACAAATTGTACTCGTCTTTTTTTAACATATATGCCATGAAATACATCTGATAATCGAATACAAGATTCTTGATCGTTATCAAAAAGATCATATTCCGTTGACTCTTATCAGTATTCGCAACAGCATTGAATATCTCGAAAGCTTGACGACGTACATAGATATCTTCCTTGTTCTGTCCACCGTTTTGCAAAACCGGTAGTCCGGTTGGACTACCGGTTTTGACGATGAACCATTGCTTATCGATATCATCGGGTGAATTACCACATGGAAAAATTTTGGTCAAACACCTCTTAGCATTATGAAAATCAGTGCGTTCGTCCATTAATTTAACAGTGCCTTTTTTATTCGTTTTCTCGGTGAACGTGTTTCTGAATCCAACGATCTGGAGCATGGATCGATCCAATTTAATTGGATCGGTATCCTTTTTATTATGAATGCGTTGACATAACAGAAGACATTCTTCGTCCAATTCGACACCTGTACGAATGGCAAATTCAGCAATGGATATTATATGTTTAGTGATGTCGATGATCCAATTGAACTTTTCTACGTTCGATGCAAACGAATTATTATTGAACAGCGTACTGAGTGTGGTGGTATTCATCATGTTTTAGGACTTATTGAAATCGATGGTTTATTTTCATGGGTTTAATTTTATTTTAATATGAAATAACATTAAACCAATGCATTGAAATATCAGCATTATAAATATTGTTCCGAGTGCCATTTTGCAAAACCGGAGATGTGGACGCATCTCCGGTTTTGACGACGAATAAACGCACGGTTCATACAATAACACGCAATAACTTTTAGACCAACAGTTGGAGCCTATACACGCACGTGTTCGATCGTGTCTTGTAACGGTTGTACGATGGTCGATTTCACCGTCTCAAATACATGGATGAGTTTATGATCGGTCGGAACGGTTGAACGTGTGATGTAGGTATCGAACACGTGCACGTGATTATGCGTCACGAAGATGTTATCGTTCTTGTGTTCGATGAGGTATTGTTTGAATAAGATAAAGAGGTTCTTGGGATGAGTGTAATCGATCTCATCCACCAACACGTACATGGCGGGATACTCTTTTCGTATCGATCGTATCGATGCAGTGAGTGCACGTTTCTGAGATCGTATGATGTAATAGTGATCGAGATCGTCACGATTATGAAGTACAACGAAATGATCCGTCATGAGCTGTTCTTTGATACCAGGCACGATATGATCCATCACTTGCTCGACGGCATCGATCACCACGTTTAAATGATCCGTCTGTGTATCGAGCTCATTCTTGACGTCACTGAGTTCGTTCTTGACTTCATCCAACAGTTGATGCGTCTGTTCATGCAATCCTATCTCGTGTCGCAACGTCTCGTCGATGTTCTGTGTACGTTTCATCAACAATTTGAAATCCGATGCTAAAGCACTGAGATCATAACTCTGTTTTTGAATTTCATAACTCTGTTGTTTATTTTCAGTGACCAGTGTCGTGATTTCATAAGTCAGCGTATCGATCTTATCGTCTTTCAATGACAAATTGTACTCGTCTTTTTTTAACATGTATGCCATGAAATACATCTGATAATCGAATACGAGATTCTTGATCGTTATCAAGAAGATCATATTCCGTTGACTCTTATCAGTGTTCGCAACAGCATTGAATATTTCGAAAGCTTGACGACGTACATAAATATCTTCCTTATTCTGACCACCGTTTTGCAAAACAGCTAGTCCGGTTGGACTAGCGAGTTTGACGACGAACCATTGCTTGGAGACCCTTTCGGGTCTCCAAGTTTGACGATAAACCATTACTTATCAATATCATCATGTGAACTAATACATGATTTAAAAAATATTATATTATTCATGATGTCCAACATGCAAAACCGCAGATGCAGACGCATCTGCGGTTTTGATGACGAACCATTGCTTATCATTGTCATAATATAAAGACACGTTCAATAATAATTATAAAGACTTATTATTTATTCTGACCACCATGCAAACATGCTGTCCCGGACGGGACAGCATGTTTGACGACGAACCACTGCTTATCGATATCATCGGTTGAATGACCACATGGAAAAATCTTTTTCAAACATGTCTTAACATGTTTGAAATCATTACGATCGTCCATCAATGTAACGGTGCCTTTCTTATTCGTTTTCTCGGTGAACGTGTTTCTGAATCCAACGATATGAAGCATGGATCGATCCATTTTTATTATGAATGCGTTGACATAACAGAAGACACTCTTCATCCAACTCGACACCTGTTCCTTGTTCTGACCACCATGCAAAACCGCTGTCCCGGACGGGACAGCGGTTTTGCAAACTCGGTAGTTCAGCCGAACTACCAAGTTTGACGACGAACCATTGCTTATCAATATCATCGGGTGAGCCCTTATTCTGACCACCATGCAAAACCGCAGACCCTTCCGGGTCTGCGAGTTTGACGACGAACCATTGCTTATCGATTATACGTTCGAGTCCGTTGACGATTTATCAGAATGACTATCGGACACGTTTTCTAAAATAATAGACGGTTGTTTATAACTGAACGTCCATGCACTTTCACCACAATACCATAAGATGTTACTCACACAAATCACGCTTAAGACAACACTGATGAGTTTCACTAAAAAAAACCCAACGAATAAATAAATCACGCGTTGACGAAGTACCCGTTTTAATAAACAAAGTAAAACAAAAAACATGGAAGGAATGGATAAAATAATGATACATGGAATTAACCGTATGATAATTTTATCCACTTTTACAGAATCGCATTTTTCTGGACAGAAATCGCAGAACAGTTCGAGGTAAATCTGATACTGTTGTACTTTTGTAACGAACTTAATAATGAACATGATGGTATTAAAACATCTGAAATAAACCAACGTCATACGTGAAAAATCTAAAAATGCGAAAAATCGTGTAATCAGGTAAATATTCGATCCTAAAATCATTTGAATGGAATTGAAGTAAGCATTCGATCCCCATCGACGTCTTTGTGCTAGATATTTATAAAAACAAGTCGGTGTGTTGGTCAAACAGATAGCACGTTCATCGAAGACGGTGTACACGTCTTTATGTTGAAACAGGAAAGATGCAGTTAAACGTCGATCGGTACCTAACATCTGAACGTTACTGATCAAGAAATCCGTGTTCTGAGGATATTCGGAATACAATTCGATGGCTTTGGAAGCGACTGCATCTATTTTAAACATGGTAATGCATCCAGGTAAACATGTCACCTTTTTCCACATCGTTTCTGATTGTCGACGTATGTATTGACCGTACAAATACTGGTAATTTTGTACGAGATTCCAAAACTGCCAGTTCGGATTGTTTACTAACACCAGACCACAACATGCCACCGCATTGTGTGTTAGTATGGATTGAATGAGGTATTTAAAACTCTGAGGACAGATCAGTGTATCGGCATCGGTACAGAACATGTAATCGAAACGTGATAATTGGTACACTTCGGTTATTTTCTGTTGAATCGTATTCACAAAACAGCGATTCATCGTACATAATTCACGTGAGACGTTGAATATATCATGAGACATGATGAGAGAATCACGTTTACCCATGTTTTTATTTTTCGTAAGAACCATGCACGGTACGTCGTTCAGTGTACCGAACGACACGTTGATAGTCATTTGAACTTGTTTCCATGATTTATACGGTACTTGTATCGTTTCAAATGTATGTGTTAAAAAATCGTTGCTGTTTAACGTACCGTTATCGTTAACGATGCAGATAAGACATTGCGACGTGGATTCATGAACGATCGAATTTAATAACCCCACCACTTCTGCTTTAGTTTCGTTGTAAATAGGTACGATGGACACCACCGCATACTGTGTCGGTAACGCAACCAAGGGTTTGCGAACACAGACCACCATCGCTTGTGAAAGCACGGATAAGATGTCTTTACTTTTAAATAAAACAATAATGGCAAAAAAACCACTTAAACCACCGAACATATAAATTAAATAAGAAAAGAGAATGTTCGTAAGAAGAACAGCGATCAAATAACTGAATTTCTTGAATTTAAACATCGCATCGTTTTTTTTTATTTTAAACATACGTGCTCTACCATAATAAAAAACAGTGATAAACCCTAACATAACAATACCGGCTGTTAACAGTAATGCAATAATCAATCTCGGATAAATAAAAGTGTAATAATTCGATTCAGAAACACACGTATAATAATCTGGAACGAGTGTTGAATTGGTATACTTTAAAACACGTTCGATACATCGATAATTACACGAATAAATAATATTCACACGAAACAGTGCGTCTTCTAATGTGCAATTTTTACTTTGAAAGTAAGTAACGAGTGTATCGTGTACTGTCGACATCTTAACATGTCAATTATACAGAACATCTTTTTTTATTTTTTTATTTGGGATGTTGTGATAAGTTTTACATTTTACGAAGACATGAAACAAAATTGCAGTCGTCACGATATTCAGAATTCGTATTGTTATAACGGACCTCTTTTTGATAACGTCGGTCAATACAAATCATGTGCTGTGCCTGGTACGCTCGCTCTAACGTTCGATGATGCACCTGACATGCACACGGAAGGTACGCTTGATATATTAAAAAAGTATAACATAAAAGCCACTTTTTTTTTAATTGGTAAAAATATCGATAGTTATGTGAATGTGGTACAAAGAATTGTCGACGAAGGTCATCAAATCGGATGTCATACTTACGACCACGGTTGGTTAACTAATATGACATCGGATGATATTCGGAAAGATCTCATGTTGTTTGAACACACGCTGATAAAACACGACTTCGGTGGTGTTCTGAGTAATCATCAAACACCGAGTATTTTTAGAGCACCTCACGGTGCACTTGATAATGAAGGTGCAGGTGTTCTCAAAGAATTCAATCTAACTTCATTTCATTGGTCTTTTTTGAACGGTGATAGTACTATTAAACGTTCGAGTGATATTGTTCAAGGATGGTACGCACACATGGGTGGTGAATACGGAACGAACGTGGATGACACACGATTGAAATTAATCGTCCAACAACATGAGAAAATGGACGTGACGTTTTTTTCGTTATCAGATGTTTGTTCGTATTTATCGCAGACGTTTCAACGTCTTAAGTTCGTGACGTTATCTGACTGCGTCGGTAATTTACCAGCTTATCATACCTCCAGTGTTCAGTTGAATACCAACACGACATGTCTTTCTGGTTTTAGTTTAAAACATCGCGACATGCATTTTTGTGCACCGGATCCAGCACCGTTAAAACCTTGTGTTCTATGTATAATAAATCCGTGTACGAAAATCTATTTGAATTATGCATTGCTTTTGTTTCACATCGTCGTGAGTTTACGATGTCTTCTTTAAAATTAAGGTAACGGATCGATTTCTCGTACAGAAAACCATTTATAACGTTGATCGAGGATACCATCGGTACGTAAATAAGTCGTGTAATTTCTACCCAGAACATTACCACGATGTGCTTCACAGCACGTAGGATAATCGCTCGACCAATCATCGTAATCCGTAAAAGAATGACACAAGATCCAACGACCACCGTTCATACCGTTCGTCGTATCTAAATACATATCCACACGACATTTTGTATCATTTTCACACGATCGACATACTGATTTATACCCGATCCATGTGTTCAATGGCATCGGACCTTGATTTAAGAAAGGAAACACGGTATCGGATTGTTTGTTTCCCGATCCATCGTTCAAATGTACCGTTTCTTTTTCGCACATGCACCTACCATCAAAATTCCATTTCGATCCAATACCACGTGTACAACACAGATCCGTATCCGGAAAATGATCTGTGCGTTGACTTATTTGAACACCTGCATAATAGACCGGACGAAGACCTGGATTGATCGTGTTAACGTAGACGGTGGTTTCCGTGTTTTTCCATGATTTTGTCGTATTCGGTGAAACGAAACTGTTATTTAAATTACTGTTTCTAACATAAATGCGTGGACAAGCACCTGAAACACACAGGGTACCACGATTTAACGGATCGGTACTACTTCCATTGATGACATAAAGACCAGACCCTCTAAAAATTAAATCCGGATCTAATGTACCAGCAGGTCCGAACGTTTTTGTTCTTGTTTCACCGACATGCCACTGTGAATACCAATCGTGTTGAAACGTAACATTGCTCGTACTTGGATATAATTGACGAATACCAAAAAGATCATTCATTTGAAATGTATAATATATAATGATATAAAAATCATCTGTAACGTGAAATAAATGAAATGTCCGTTTTATTTTATTTAAATAAATGTATATAGAACATTAATATGGAATCATCCCATGAGACTGGTTATTATAAATGGAAAGACATGAGCGGTATTCCAACCACCTTACAATACCACATGTCAACTGAACCACAACAAGAAACCAATGTGCTTGCGAGCGATTACGCACCGAAGTCACTACCAAACGATGGTAGTGGTATTCCTCTTTCTTTGCAATATCACATGAAACATCCTCCCGTTTCAGAAAGCACACAACCTCATTTAGATTACATCGATTCAGAAATTGATTTTGTACGTCATCATGCTGATTCTTATTATATACGTGGTATTAACGTAAATTTACAAGTGAGTGAAGATTACAAATTGTTTTTTTCAAAAAAGAATTTCGATTTAATCGTAAGTCGTTTGGAACAAGAATATTCACTGGAATTATCGAAACATATATACGAAGATTATGTTACGAACACGTCATCGTATCGTATGGATATTTTGAATTCGATGTTAGCCGTGTACGATAAATACCCATGCGTGTATGCTTTTTTGATGGACATGGTGATGTCCGAACTAAAACCTAAATTCCGATTGTTGCAATTAGAAAAGAATCGGTATCATCGCAACATCGTTGAAAATCAAACGACACGTTTTTTACATTTAGACAGACGTGCTCCTTTAATTTCAAAACGACGAGAATCTTTGAGTTTTGCTGATGCTTTATTCGGTAAAAACGATAAAAACGTGAACCAATTCGCTATGTTTCGTACAGGTTAACATCAACGATGCGTTGTATTTTAATCAGGACACGTTTCAAACTTGTCAACGAAATCGTGAATTTCGTTGAAATAAATAAAAGCGTCGGTTCTGATAAATGACATGTTTGTAAAATATAAATAATCACACTGATATGAACAACACGTTCGGATAAATTCGATAAATGAGTGAGGTAAATTCTTTGATGAAGTCGTGATGCTTTTATTATAATAGAATACGGTAAATTTAATAAAGAACACGTTTCTAAAATCCGCTGATGGATTTCTTCTACGTCTTGTTCAACACTTAATTTATAAAACATTTTATGACACGAATCAATGAAAGCATAATCTTCTGGACTAAAAATATCGGCATGTTTTTTAGATTTATGTGTTTCGATTAATAATTCAAACGTATTTTGTCCTTGTGAAAAAAAAGATTTATCGATATTAAAACATGAACAGATGAAAATAATAGAACGGTATTGATCATGTACTAAACTTGCAATATGAATTAAATAAGCGATTAATCCAAAACGAGAGTGTTTACGAAGTGTTTTAAAGCATTTATATTTAATAAATACCACAAATAGCTTTTTCAGTGTTTCTTGGATACTTTCATTTAAATTTAAGGCGATTTGGTAAGGTTCGATTAATTTTTGTAATTGGTATAAACAGACTTGTTCTTTCGTGTAAGATAAAGAAATGTTGCATCTTTGTAAATATTTTGATTTATAATTATAAGGAATTAAATGAGGTGTCATGTTATTCATAGAATCTTGTAATGCATTTGAAGACGTTTCATTTGAATTAGAAGATTCAGAATAAGTAGTAGCGTCGTGATCATCAGATACCAAACAATAATCGTGCTGAATGACACCGCATGCAATACATATCACATCGTTCGAATGAGCATCACACACGATCGATTCAGAAAAACATTCTTTGCATTTATTGAGTTCATTCATTTCAAATGAATAATTTATTTTATTTCATGTTAGTTAAATAGACGTTTCACGGGTTCATTTCAATGAAAATCACACAATCAATTAAACCTTTGTTTCACTTTTGTATAACATTTATAGTTTATTTTGTTTTTAACATTATCTGTGCGTTGATCATGTTTTTGAGTTTCGATGAAAATGATCTAACCAATCTTCCGGAAAAAGATGATCAACGTTTTCTTGCGATGTTTTATTTTGCGACGACCGTATCGAGTTCCACCGGTTACGGTGACATTTTAGCCATTTCGACACGTGCACGTGTTTTTAATACGTTCATGATGATGTTATCTTATTCGGGATTGATCATGATGTTATCCTCACTCATTAATATTTAATTTTCTTTTTGTTCTTCGACACCTTCATCTGCTTCAACGACGTCGTCGTCTTTTGTTTCCCGAATACCATCACCTTCGTCTGCTTCAACGACGTCGTCGTCGTCCGTTTCCCGAATACCATCGAGATCGTTTTGTTCGGTAATAATAGGTTTGTTCTTCTTAAGTTCTTGTTTTCTGATATCAAATTCAAGTTTGCTTCTTTCTTGTGTCGTGCGGTATTCTGAAATAAGCGTGTTCAATTCGTTATCCATGTACACTTGATCGTGGATATGATCTAAAGGAGGGGGTAAAAGAAGCCATTCGTACATGCTCGTCACGATGATATCAAAGGTAGCATCCATGTTCATGAGACGTTGAGCATGAGCTTGAGCTTGTTCTAATGTATCGAACACGCCTTTTATTTTAACACACAGTTTATCGCTTTTTTGGTTAGTCGCATGAGGCGCGACAATAGAAATCAAGGCGTAGTTTTGTTTCGGTAATTTGATCGAATCAGTTTCTAAATTAATGTCGATGTTGTTAAGTTCGGGACGCATCGTTTCGACGTGGTGTTCGATCTGTTGTAATTCGTCATCGTTCAAAGTAAAAGAAGAAGGATCACGATGTGGTGGAAGTTCGATTGTCTCCATTAGTATGAATAAAAGAATAAAGACACGATGAAAAAACGAACGAACGAACAAACGTTGCGTTTTTATAAATAGTTTAATGTAGAAAACAATAACCAATATTCCATGGAAACTCTTCGATCCATTAATTTACGGAAGTTCAATTCCAGTGTTTTGATCCTCGATAAATATGAATTAGATTCTGTAGCTCAATCGGGTACCTTTGTAATAACAGCCAACGAACCCACACACGACAATCTGGTATTGAAAACAGCCGACATGCGAATTCTTTCCATCGATTCGGATAGCATTACGGTATCCTTTGAGGACGAACGTGATATAGATGCCATTATCGCTTTCGATGATGCCATCATTCATCAATTAACGTCGTGTTCTAAAACGTGTTTCAATGAAACATATACATACGAAATGATCGATGAAGATGTTTATAGACGCTCTTTGATAACGAACAGAAAAACCCAACATTTTTCCATGCGTTTGTATTATAACGAGACATTGAAAGTATACGATCCATCTAAAGTTATTATCGAACAAGATCGACTCGTTCCTAACGTTATTTTTCGTGCTGCCTTAAAACCATGGACATTAAAAACTCAATTAAAAACACACCGTGCTTACACGACATGGAATATCGATCACGTGATGATCGTAGAAGAACCTTTTCATACAGAATGTGTTCTGGATGCCAGTGACACCAGTGATTGTGAAGATCACTGATCAGTATTTCAACATATCGTTCAGATCCCAATCATCTAAATACAGCAAATTACGAAACAAATAAGTATAATAAATGTATTCAGCATTGTTCAGCCTTTTGTAATTATGACGGTAATATTTAAGATATAATTCAATGAAAATGTCTTTGTGTTTCACGATAAATAATGGATTCGGTAAACAAAGATGATTTTGATGAGATAAATCGTTATACAATAATATCGCAAATTCCTTTTTATGTTTTTGTTGTTCCATTTAAAGTGTTTTTGTTCACTCTTCTTAACAGGACACGTTTATTTTATTTCTTATTTGCTTTCCGATACAAACATTCCATTAATTCACACGTACGTTAAAATCAAAATTGATTTTTTTTTGTTTATTACCATTAGCGGTTTTCTTATTATAAACCAGTGATTCGACTTTTGTTTTTAATACATTTATTTTATTATTTAAATTAACATCGTATAACATATTTGCTAAAGTAAAATATAAAGAATATTTAAACACTAATTCGGTTGAAAAAAAATTATCCAATAAAGTGTAATTAATAAAATTAATCATGGTCGGAATGTATTGCATGACAAATGCATTCACCATAATACGTGACACGATTTCTAATAACAATATAAAACTGTTTTGTTTTAAATTATCAACAGTTGTAAATAAATTTTCAAAAGAATCGATGAAAACTACAAACATAATTGCAAAAGAGTAATAAAATAAAACTAGTAAAAAGATCTGAATCAATGTTCCAACGAGCATCTTGTTTAATTATCCTTTATCAAAGAAATATTGTAACCGTTCGATGTTAAAAGATCGATATGTTTTTTTATAATATGTCGTATTGTATTAATTTCAACGAAAGTTTCCACACAACACAAACTTCCTTGAATATCGTCACGTTGAATATACCAGTATAATCGTTTTTTTATTTTCCATAAAAATGTATTAACAAAAAAAAGATCATCGATTTTTTCTTTGATATTACGCTGTTTCATGAAAGGGTATAAACAATGATCGAGACTGTTAAGATCGTTCGAAACACGACGAAGTGCTTTTTCATGTTTATTTAAAAAAAGAAAACGTTGTTTTAAGATTAACCACGTGTACTTGTCAACTAATTCTCCATTGGAGCCTTTGAATGGCATGTTACGTTTAGTTTAATAAACACTATTATTTTTATTTGGATTTTTAATCATAGTAACAAACTCGAAACGTACATGGATTAAATTAAATATAAAATTAATAAAATTATACAAATAACACCGTAAATAAAAGGAGGATAAATGTATAAAACATTGAAAAATATTTTCAAAGCTGAACGACACGTGTCGTCAGCCGTCGTGCAATTAGGTGTTACGACCGTTGTATACAGGTTATTCATATCGTTTTGTGATGCTACACCCGATACCGAAATAAGTCCAGAAGCTGAAATTGATAAGCTAACAGCATTCGATAAAGAAACGTTTATTAAGGAAATGGAAGTCACACCTGATCCTGACACTTTTGAAAAAGACGATGTACCCGAAACTGAACTTGCATTCAAAACAGCCATTAACAATGCACGGACAGTTTTTTTAATATACAAATTACACGATTTCAGCTTGCATCGTGCAATACGTCGGTGGAGGTTTGGACGTTGTCATAGAATGACGTAAAATAACGTATAAAACAAGAAGCACAACACCGACACCAAAATAAGGATAATAACGAAGATAATCAAAACACTCTCTGATAGTTCGGTAACACACGTCATCGACTGCTACAACACAATTCGATAAAACATCGATGCTTTTTTGCTGTAACGTCCATGCATCGAAAACATCCGTACCCGAAACTGAAACCGTGTTTGAAGCGTTTGATACAGAGATCGACATTATATAACGATTCAATAAAAAAAAATTGTCTTAATATGCGTATCAGTTTTTAAAAAAATATAAACGTTAACATATAAATGAAATCTTATTCATCTGTTTTCGATGCCGCTTTGGCGACTAGTATGTCGCCACCACCGCTTCTTTCTTCTTCGTCTGGCACCACCGCTACAGAATCTGTACCTAAAGACACGACTCAACATGTTTTGACGTTGACAAGTACGACAAATCCGACGGTTTTTAGTTTTGATAATATATACGAACAAGTCACTAGCATCGAAACACTGAAAACACGTTTCAAACGAAGTGAGTACACGTGTGAGTGGTACAGAAACACACCTTTTGTTGTTTTAACCGTCGATGCACAAAGTTTAATCACGTTCGATAATAATTTGCTGATTTCGTTTCAAAACGAATTAGGTGTGGATGCTTCCACGATTTTTGATGTCTTGCAATCGAATGTTCAAAATGCCAAGGTACTTGCACCTCATACCCCTTATTTTCAGTTCACGGCGACGTCATCGATGTCGGATGGTCCGTTACACGGATTATGTCCTTACGTCTTAAACAATCAAGATTATACTAACACGACCCTTGTACAAAGTATATTAAACATAAGTGAAAACTATTTAGCCGAAAACGTGTACGTTTCTTACATTTCGATGTCATACAATAGCACGATCAAACGTTTTTATTTTCAATCTTCATCGTTGTTCTACATGTTTCCATCCAATGCAGCATCAGTCGTTGGTTTACGTGATGATACAATTTACATTTCACAATTAGACACGAACAGTGGTTTATTCACCGTGTACGCTGACCTCGCACCGAAATTTAACGGTCCCGATGTCTTGTTCATTGAAAACGAAGAATCGTATCCATCGTTCAAAAACATCGAATACATCAGTTTGAACACGATTTACTTACCCGATTCCGGATACACCTTTTTAAATACTCAACACGATCAAATCGTACAACGCAAAATGCAAATTATTCATAAATTACCTAAATTAACGATAACGATTTACTCTGATTTAGCCAATAAAATATTATACATTACGAATGGACAACCTTGGTTCATGGAAATTATTATAGTTGGTAAAGTATAAACTGCACACAAATGTCGAATACAAATACAGATGCCATAGCGGTTCCACGGGCGACGACCACATCTGCAACTTCTGGTGCAACTTCTGGTACGACGACAAAATTGACAAAAAAATGTAACAATGTGGATTACGCCGATGCGACGACGTTCGTTTACGATGAAAAAAAAAACGTGGGTGGTGTATGTGTAACTGATTGTGATTGTGACGGTGGACGTACGTGTGGTACCGATGGTAAATGCACAGGTATTGCACGCACTTTTTGGACAACGATGCATATCGCAATGGCTATTGTCGCTGTCTTATTAGGCATGGCTTTGATATGGTCACTGTTGTGTTATTTAGGATTTACGTGTTAAAACGACGTAACGAAAATAAAATAAAATAAAACGTTTTTATTATACCGTTGTCATGTTACTTAAAAAAATAGAAAACGAAGTGTTTTTATTATTAGATTTAAAAAACAACGAAAAA